TTTTGGAGAAGGAAGGAGTCAAGGAATTTCCAGATGATGTATTGGTTAAAATTGCAGATGTTTGTAATGGATCTCCAGGTATGGCATTGAATTTACTAGACACCGTGATTGATATAGCTGACAATGAAACTGCATTTTTGGCAATCGAAAGTGCAACTGTATCAGAAGCGAACATTGCTCAAATCGCCCAAGTGCTCATTGCAGGTAATGGGCAATGGAAAGATGTGGCTACATTGGTTAAGGGCTTGTCCGGTGAACCTGAGAGCTTGAGGTATGCATTTCTGAACTATTTCAACAAGGTATTATTAGGTAGAGGAAAAGATACAGATCGTATCGCAGAAATATTGAACATATTTTGTGAGCCCATAATGTATAGTTCACATGGAGGATTGACAACTGAGATTTATTTAGCTTGGAAAGCATCAATTCCGACAAGTGCTTTTTAATTAGAAAATAAATGAATATTTTCTTGAAAAGTATGTTATAATAGAAATAAGGAGGGATTATGCCAAATCATATATCAATCAAAGTACAGAAACTAGATGGCACCCACACAATTAAGTTTGGAGTAACGCAATTACCAAACAGGAAGATGCCGTGCCTCTATTGTATGAGAGGGGCAATGACAGAACCATTGGCATATTTTAGAAGTGAGGAAGCTGCCATAAAATTTGACAACATACTTGATGTTCTATGGAAAGCTATTGGAAAACAGGAGGAATAAAATGACAGATTCAACTTACAACGAAGACTTAGAAATTGATTTTGCACAATTGGATACCAACTGGCGGGATCATTCAGTTAACTACATGAAATGGTCGGAGAAATGGGTGAATTCAGTCGCCTATCGAGATCGCAGTAAAGAAGCTTTGGATACTGTAAGAGCTGAGTTAGATACAAAATACAGAAAAGAACTACACGTAGATAAAAAGCCAACTGAAGTTGCAATCGCTGCAGCAATTACGAATGATGACGATTATAAAGTAGCCAATGATGCTTTATTGGATGCGAATGAAGCAGTGAACTTACTTGCATCAGCCAAAACAGCTTTTGAGCATAGAAAAAAAGCTCTTGAAGGTTTGACACAATTATGGTTAGGAGGATATTTTTCCAACCCAAATATTCCAACAGAGATTAAGGAGAAGTTTGAAAAAAGTTCAGATTACCAAAAAAACCAAAAAGAAACTCTTAACGAAAACCAAAGATTAAAAAAACGTAAACCAATAAGGAAAAGTAAATAATGGAAATTCTTGAGTATATTTTATGGGGAGTACTCATCTTAGTGGGTGGATATGTACTATTTAGAGTACTTTCTATGGCCGTATTTAAAAGTTGGATAGATGCTAAACTACAAACTAAAGAAAGGAGGAAAAACGATGGCGATAATGGAATTGGTTGAGAAGATAGAAGACTTGGCTACAGATATCAAAGATGATGTCACAAAGTTTAACGATGGTAATAATGCTGCTGGCGCTCGTATACGAAAAGCTATGCAAAATATTAAAGTGATAGCACAAGAAATCAGAGTAGCCGTTACAGAAATCAAAAATGAACGAAAAGGAGAATAAAGATGCCAGGATTTAGACAGCAGTACAAGAAACAAAAAAAGGATCTTCTCAAAAGGCATGAGGAGAGTGTGGCTAATAAAGACAGCTCACAGTTTGGGAGTATTATTGATAATTCAAAATTACCAGAAGGAATTGGTTTTTGGAACTGTGGTTTTTCAGACCATGTTATCGATTATATCCCCTTCATTGCTGGACCAAATATGCCAAAGCTTTTTGAGAACGACAAGAAAAAAGCGATAAAAGAAGGTGAATTTATTTGGTCAGTTGATCTATGGACACATGGGCGTGTTGGTGTATTAGAATATCCTTATGTATGCCCTGCAAAGACAAATGGAGAACCTTGTCCAATTTGTGAACATTTACAACAAGAGGGTGATACTTATACTAAAGAGGAATATGGTAGAATTAGTGCAACAAGACAAACACTACATCTTATTTGGTGTCATGATAACTCTGAAGAAGAAGCAAAAGGTGTTCAGCTATGGCAAATAGCGTATTATTTTATGGAAAAAACTTTAAAAGGAATTGCTGGACAAGGCAAGGGCGGGGGAACCAACCCTTATTTTGATCCTGATATTGGTAAAAATGTTGCTTTTACAAAAGAGGGTAGTGGTAGTAAATGGAAATTTTTATACCATGCATTTCTTGATCGTGATGCACCTATTCCAGATAAAATCCTTGATCAATCATTTTCACTAGATTCAGTGGTGAAGTATGCTCCATACGATGAAATCCATGAAGCGTTTTATGGTGCTAAGCATGATGGTGGATCTGTTGGTGAGGCTGGTGGTGCTGAAGAAGCACCATTTGTGCAAGAACCTGAGCCAGAGCAAACAGAATTTGCACCAGATGAGTGTCCTATTGAGGGTGAGTTTGGTGTTGATCATGATGCATTTGAGCAGTGTACTGAAGGAGGCGGTTGTGTAAATTGGGATAATTGCTTTGCTGCTAATCAAGAAATGCAAGAGCCTGCACCAGATCCAGAACCTGAACCAGCAACACAGAGAGCACAATTGAGAACTCCAAAGGCAGAAAAAGCAACTCCAACCAAGGGACCAATTAGACGTAGACGTAGTTAAACCAAAACCACTCACCCTTTTTGGGTGGGTGGTTTATAAAGGATAAAAACGATGAAAAATGGAAAGGCGTTAACACTACTTGAACAAGCTAAGATAGCAATGAATAAAGATAATATACTTCCAGCTGTTATAATGGAAATATACGCTAAGAATTCGGATATTTTACAGTATCTACCTATCAAAACTACTAAGACTGTATATGATAAAGACACAGAGAAAGCTATTTTTATGGATACTGATAATGAAACTGTGTGTATTTTTGGTGGTGATCTTGATGTGGATATTGGAGCTAAAAAACAACATGGGGATTTTACGCAGTTTCGTTCAGAACAAGAGGTTTTAATGATAAAAAGGATGTCACAGTGGTTGTCAAAAACCATTATCAAGGGCAATAATAAAAAAGACCCAAGAGGTTTTGATGGTTTGCGGGTTAGGTGTACGAGTAGACAGCTTATTAGCAATGGTGACTGTGTTTTACATGTACATAAATTAAACAAGTTAATTGCTTCAGTTAACAACCCCACTCATTTACTAATGAATAAAACCATACGACAAAGATTAGTTCAGTACGATAAACAGATTGATTTTAGACTTGACTGCTTTGGTCGTAGAGTACCACTATATAGAAATTTACCTATTATGATTGTTGATAACGACCACGAATACAATGAGATTCTTCCTTTTACAGAAAAAGATTCGTTTGGAATACCACAATGTACTTCAATTTATTGTCTGTCTCTGTCAGAAGATGGTGTTGTTGGGTTACAAACAGATGAGATGAAAGTCAGGGATTTGGGAATATTGAGTAGTAAACCTGTAGCTAGAACCCGAATTGAGTGGTATGTTGGAATGGCAGTTCAAGACGAAGAAGCTGCAGCGAGATTACAATATATCAAAGATGGATCAATAGAAGTTTAGGAGTGTAACATGCCAAAAATAACAAAAAAGAAATCTGACACAGAACAAATCAAAGCAAGGGCAAAGGCTAAACCAGAGCCTATTAAAGTAACACCAAATGAAGGTGATTTTGGAACTGTAGTGTCAACAGGATCAACTCTGCTTGATCTTGCAATTTCAGGAGGCAGAGTCAGAGGTGGTGGAATACCAGCAGGTGTTCTATTAGAAATCTATGGCCCGAGTCAAGTGGGGAAGACAGCGCTACTCGCAGAGATATGTGCAGATGCCCAAGCTAAAGGGGGTAGTGCAGAATTCCAAGATCCAGAAGGTAGACTTGATAGGGAGTATTCACGTATTTATGGGATGGAACTTAGCAAAGAAAACTATTATATGCCAGATACTGTTAACGAAGTATTTGATCATATTTTTAAATGGAAACCAGACCCGCCAAAGGAAGGTAGTGCTAATGTAATTGCAACAGATAGCCTTGCCGCACTTAGTTCTGAACTTGAAATGGGTGAAAAAGGCGACAAGATGGGTATGAAAATAGCCAAAGACTTTAGCCAAGGCTTGAGAAAAACATGTCGTTTAATTAAAAGGAACAATTTCATAATTGCTTGCTCCAATCAAATTAGGGGAGGTACATCAGGAGAGACTACCTCTGGGGGCAAAGGGATACCTTTCTACGCATCAATCAGAATTAGAATAGGACCACCAGCACAAAATAAGTATCTTAAAAAGACAAAGAAAATCAGGGATGTTGATCATGAAAAGATTTATGGGATTCAATCTACTTGTGTAGTTAAAAAAACAGTGGATGATCCATACAGAACAGCTAATATTTATATTGTATTTGGACTAGGTATTGATGATATCAGAGCTAACTTAGCTTATCTCAAACAGATGACAAAAGCAGATAAATACATCGCAGTAGATAAAGAATTTGGTAGGATGGATGCAGCAATAAAATATATTGAAGATAACAGTCTTGAACGTGAATTGAAGAATCAAGTAATTGATCTGTGGGAAGAAATTGAAAATGAATTTAAAGTAGATAGAAAACCAAAAAGGAGGGGTATATGCTAAAAATGAAAATTACTGCTGTGTGTGAAAGGTGTAAAGACGAAAAGGAAGTAACGATTGATGTATACAGTGGAAATAATACATTTAGAATATCTGATCTACTGAAAGAAGGCACACAGCAAGTAATCGAAGGTAAGGGTATGTGCTCTGGATGTGCTAACAAATACAATGAATTAATAGAAAAACAAAAGAAAGAAGTAACTGATTTTGTTGGAGAGAAAGAGGTGACAAATGCTAAGTAATAAACAAGTCAAAAAAGCTCTGGACAAAATTGGGTGGAAAGCTATAATTGAGGCTGTTGAAGAAACTTTCATTGAGGAAGCCAAAGGTAATACAGAATCACCAGCCAAGATTATTATGCATTTAGAAGGCACACTTAATGACTACCGTGTAATGCCATCAAGGATGTATAAATACCCTTATTGTGGTACTAAAATTATTGCTGCTTGTGGTGATAACCCAAAAGTAGGGCTACCCTTAGCGAGAGGGATCTACATTTTAAACGAAAACGAACACCAAGAAACAGTGATGGTGTGTAGAGCAGAGGAGCTTACAGCATATCGTACTGCTGCAGCAACGGCAGTAGCAACTAAATACCTCGCAAAGGAAGACAGCAAAATATTAGGCATTATTGGATGTGGTGTACAGGCATACTCACACATACAAGCAATTGAAGCAGTCCATAATATCAGTGAGATTCTTGTTTATGATACAGATGTTGATAAACAGATGGATATGGTTAATGCTTTTAAAAATACCTATGCAGAAGGAAAAAGTGGTGTACTCAAATATGCTGATATTGTTGTCACTCTGACTCCAACAAGAGAGCCACACATATTCAAGAAAGATATTGATCTTCATAAGGAGCAATTAATCTGTGCTGTTGGTGGAGACTCAGATAAGAAGATCGAGATACACCAAGAAGTACTGCCTTTTGTCGATCATTTTTGTGACAGTTATTTGCAAGTCGCACATACAGGAATTGTGCATAGGGGATTTAAGGGTGGATTGTTGACTGAAACCGATCTCAAATCGCTTGGTTCATTTATAACGGGCAAATCAGAGATAGATAATTCAAAGCATGTTAAAATGCTTTTATCCACAGGTGTCGCGCTGGAAGACCTTGCTTTGGCAAGACTTGTGTATGAACAGAGGAAATAGATAGTATGAGTAGAAAGCAAAGAATGCGTTATAGGGAGAAAATGATAAATATAGATAATCGTTGTTTTTGGTGTGGGAAACCAATGGTTTTAGTGCCACAAACAGTTTCTGAAGTAGAAAACATGGCGACTATTGAACATCTAATTCCTAAACAATATGGTGGCGGTGATTACGAAAGAAATCTTAGACTTGTACACAAATGTTGTAATATTTAGTAAGAGGAAATAGCAAATGAAAGTATACGAAAAAGAATTTACAATACCACAAAAGAATTTATGGGGTATTCAAGAGTATGTGTGCCTGTATACTAAGATGACAGATTATGAGTTGCCAATTCGTTTTGTTGTAACAGAAAATAAGGATAACTCCTATTCATGTGAAGTTGGGGTTATTAAATCACATAGCAAAGGGTGGGTGTCTTCAATAGCAGATCCCCCAAATATCTTCTACCACAGCAAAAAGAAAATTAGAAAACAAGATACTTTTAATGTTGCTTTACTAATTCCAACTGGCATTGGAGCAGAAATTGGGGGTCATGCAGGAGATGGAAACCCAGTAGCAAAGCTCTTAGCAGCATCTTGTGATACCCTAATCACACACCCAAATGTAGTGAACGCATCAGAGATTAATGAGTTACCTAACAATGGGCTGTATGTTGAAGGTAGTATACTAACCAGAATGTTACTGGGGCAGATAGGATTAAGAAAAGTAATAAACAATAGAATATTAGTGTTGGTTGATAAACACAAAGATGAAGTTATTAATGATATGGTGGTTAATGCCGTGTCTGCTGCAAGAGCAACGTTAGGAGTGGAGTGTGATGTAACTTTTTTAGATGAAACAGCAAAGGGGAGTGTTGAATTTTCGCCATCAGGTAGGGCAGCTGGTAAAATAGATAACTTAGAAAACATACTGAATGTGATCAAAACAAACAAATCAAACTATGATGCATTTGCCCTATCAACCATTATTGAT